GCCCTGGGTCTGCGTACCTGACGGTGCACGTGAATGTGAGGGCGACTGCCTGTCCCGGGAACGTGTGCCCGATTGATGTGACTGGGTCTGCCACCGCGCACCTGAAGGTGCACCGTCAGGTGCGCGTGAGTGTGTGCGCGAATGATGTGACTGGGTCTGCGTACCCGACGGTGCACGTGAATGTGAGGGCGACTGCCTGTCCCGGGAACGTGTGCCCGATTGATGTGACTGGGTCTGCCACCGCGCACCTGAAGGTGCACCGTCAGGTGCGCGTGAGTGTGTGCGCGAATGATGTGACTGGGTCTGCGTACCCGACGGTGCACGTGAATGTGAGGGCGACGGCCTGCCCCGGGAACGTGTGCCCGATTGATGTGACTGGGTCTGCCACCGCGCACCTGACGGTCCTCGTGTTCCTCTTGTGCGGTGTAGAATTTCCCCTTCTGTTCTCTTTGAGGTCAACAACTGCTCTCCAAGAGGAACTAGATCGGCTGATGAAATAGGTCCTTCGCCACCACCACCTTCGCCGCCTTCTTGAAATAAAGCTTCTCTAATATTTTGATCGGGGTCCTTCACAATATTTGTAAACCTAATATTACGATATCTACCTAGCTCCAGCTGCTCGGCAGGCCTGTTTAGGAGGGTGTGTTTATATAAATAATTTCCAAAGGAGTCAGCATTCGTATAATCACCGACAATTTTTTCTTGAATATTTTCGGGCGCGGGATCGTCACCTGGGAGATTTCGAAGCACATAGTTAAAGTCTCCTATTATTGAAACAACCACGCTCTTATCTTTGGGGAAGGGTCGGGGTTCGATGTCTTCTGGTCGACCTATCCACTGCATAATCAAGTCCTCGCCCCCATCAATTTTAAAATAATTAAGTATGTGCTTAGTATAACTAAGTGCCTCTCCGTGCCTTATACTATGTGTGTTTTGAATGACAAATGTGACTTCATCAAATACAAGTATTAAAACTAGATTTCTTTCTAAACTATTCCGGTCAGGAATTCTTTGCTCAAAATAAGGCGCTGGAATGTGGAGCTTATCGGGGCGAGTGAGCATCTCATTATATATAATGTATGGGGTGCCGCCGGTGAATTCTAAATATTCTTTTTTGTAATATGTTAGCAATCCTGGACCACAAGACGACCGCATCCCAAAACTATGTAATATCCCCCACGCAGCCACATTAAGACGCCCACTGTCTTCACCCAACAACCGCATGGGTGCCAGTTCGTCGGCGCCTGGCTCCCAGTTGTACTCCTGAAATAATAATATATGGGTATTGGTTGATTCAAAGAGGAGGCGGTTGATATAATATTGTAAAGATCCCATAATACGTTTTCTTAATTTGGCATCTTCAATGTGAATAGTTGAATTTACCATAATATTCCAAGATATTGCATTAAGTATAGTTCCTCTAATATTATATGAAACTGGAAATGGTAAATGGTCACTTATATCAATCAATTGGAGAACGTCGGACGGGATGCTATCCAGCACCTGGTTGCCTTCGGCGTCCATATGAAAAACATTAAGTATATCGTCTCTAAATATATCTTGCGGGACGAGTGCTTCTGCTGCTGCTGCTGCTGCTGGTGGTGGTGGAGGTTGTGAGGGGGTGGACATATATATATATATATATATATATATATAATCCGACTACTTAAAGACCCTTTTAAAACATTTTTCAAAAAGTTTGCAGCTTACCTTTTTCAGTATTATACATTAAATAACATATACCCTTTTAACACCATAAATAAACTTTTTGAAAATTTGAGGTGTTTTCATTCTCTAATTTATTTGTTTTTTTTATCATTTTTTCTTTGAAATCTACCAAAATGGATCTGTTAAAAACTTCAAAAATTAAAAAAAATGCGGTCCTTACCATAAAGCTCTAAAATGAAAGCGTGTTTTTTTAGCTCCTTACCATAACTTTTTTTAAAAAAATGGTTTAGAAATGATTTATTTTATATATCTATAAAATAAATGGAACTAATTGGAACTAATAATCTTGCAATTTCGACAACTAATTATTTTTGCAAAAAATGTCAATACAAAACCAGTAACAAATATTATTTTTCAAAACATTTGAGGACACCTAAACATTTGATGGAACTAAATGGAACTGCAAAAAGTGCAAGAAAATCGCTCCTATATAATTGCGAATTATGTGGCTTCTCAACCAATAACAAACATAATTTCACAAGGCATAAAATGACACCTAAACATTTGACGACCGCTAATCTTGCAAAAAGGGCAACTAAAACAACTAATTCTCGCGCGGGAAATAAATACGAATGCGAAGATTGCGGGAAGCAATATAAGTATCAATCTGGTTTATGGAAACATAAGCAAAAGTGTAATATTTATATGCAATCCTGCTCAAACACTGAAAATACAATTATACAATCGGACAATGAACTTATTAAGATTATAATGGAAGAAAATGCTAAGCTGCATGAGGACATTAGAACGCTTATCCCGAAAATTGGTAATAATAATAGCACAAATAGCAATAATCAGAGCTTCAATATTAATTTCTTTCTCAATGAAACGTGTAAAGACGCTATGAATATGAAAGATTTTATTGAGAATATAAAACTCACATTAGAGAACGTGATATACGCCTCCAAAAACGGTGTTCTAGATAGCTCCCGGAAACTTATTGTGCAAGGTCTACAAGATCTAGAATTAACCGAGCGACCCATACACTGCACGGATGTGAAGAAGAATACAATGTATATTAAAGATGAGGGTTTATGGAATATGGATAAGGAAAACGAGAACTTAAAGAAAATCCTCCAAAACGTCTCGGTGAAACATATGAAGGGTATCTCCGAATGGATTATCAACAACCCATACTATATGAACACGGAGGGAGGACAACAAGAGTATGTGCAGATGGTTAAGAATATTACACAAGATATTTCCGGATGCAAGAGAGATTATAAATTAACAATAAAAAATATATGCGAGGAAACACTAGTCGATTGATTAGTTCCTTTTAAAAGGTTCTCTTTTCCAATCGAAGAATTATGTCGCGATTATTCATCTGTATCTGCTAATGAATGATTCAGCTTCTCCTCTATTTCAATCTGTAATTTTTCTAGAAAAACTTTTATCTCGGCGTTATCTTTTTTTGCTTTTACAGCGTGAGCTTTAGCCATATCACATTTTTCTTTCTTTGCTGCCTTTCCACGGGCCGATTTGTCTAATCTGGACGGGTCGGATGTTGACAAACCCTTTGTTTTATTGCAAAGCTTGGAATACTTCTCAGCAAAATCTTGATTATACCCCCCAAAACTTGTCATTATTTTTAGAGCGTCTTTATCTCCGCCTTGAGCCCCTTTTTTTATTTTATCAAAAATATGCTTTGCATTATTTACTTGCATAAACTTTTCACTAACGTGATGTCTATATGCATAATTATAAACGCGTTTAAGTAAATCCTCAGATTTTGCACCTCTCGCATCAATACAATCTGTTTTAAGATTATATAATGTCGGCAAATTTTCTGGACCAGGCGAGGAAATAACCTTCTTCGTGCTATCAGTAACAGGTTGGTAAAGGTTATATATTATACATACTATTCTGGGGATTCCTTTCATTTTTTGTTCGATCTCAGAATTTTTTCCAGACGCCGACGAAGCGATTTTTTTGGCGTCTCCTAGAGCATTCCCAAGCAGCTTCTTCGCGGACGCACCAACCCCGGTTTTTTTTGTTTTTTCTATTTTGGAATCTCGATTTGTCATCATTTGTCCCGTTCTATACATCCCTCGTGGAAATTCTATGAATTCCCTGTCTTTCGCCAATATAATATTTAGTTCGTTTTTCGCCTTCTCTTCTAACGTTTCATCGTATTTAGATGCGGGGAATATTTTTCTATACAACTCAAGCTCCTCTGGAGTGTTTCTCCCAGTTAATAGAGTGTTTTTCCCAGTTATTGAACCGGAATTCGAATATAATGATTTAATCTTCTTCAGTAAATGCAGGTGGAGCTCTTGCTTATCTAATTCTGTTTTTGGAAATGCCTTTTTTTCTTGTTCAAACGTTAAAAGGCTGTCGAGAATAAATTTTGTCTTCATTTTTGTAGCATTGTTAATACCAATTTGTCCGTACTTGGCATCACTGCCTATCGCACCAAAGGTGAGCTTTGATCCTACACCCGCCAGCACGGCTTTTTTACTTTTCATATCGTAGGCGGTCATTTGTTTTAGTTCAATACCAACAGTTTTTATTTCGTTATATAATACACTTTTGTATTTATCAATTGTGTCTAATTTTCCATCAATAAATATTGGTGCCGGCGACTCAATATAACTTATATATAGCATCTCTTTTGTTGGTCCCATATATTTTTCAACGAACTTGTCGCTTTTAGGCTGGACGAGTGGGGCGCCTCCATCGTTGGTTTGTTGTTGTTCTTCTAGTGCTCCTGATGGTAGTGGTGGTGCTGATGGTGGTGCTGTTGTTTCTGGTGGTAGTGGTGGTGCTGTTGTTGCTGGTGCTTCTGGTACCGCCTTAAACTCATTCACCTTACCATCGAACACACTGTCACTACTTCCTGTCTCGATGGTGACATTTTCACTAGCATCATTGAACGCGGTGGGTGCCGTTCCTATATCATAATTGGACATTTCTACCGCTTTTTTTAATCCGGATAATATATATTTGCTAAGTATAGATATTTCATTCTCACCGTATCCGTTATCCCCAGGGTTTTTCTTAGCAAAAACACCAAATCCTAATTTTCCGGCTTGATCCCCACTGTATATGATTGAGTCATATTTACCGGTATTAAGTAATTTAGTAATACGTTCTAAATCTTCATTAATCTCAACTTTGTGTTCTTCCTTCAGGTCGTTTCCGCTGAAAGCATTACTCCACGGTGTGCCTCCAGATGCTCCTGTTGACACACCGGCCGAACGAATACGTATCGGGTCAGAAACATTCATAAAGTTATGTGTTCTAACAGCCGCGGAGTTTGCTCCGGCGATGTTTGTGTTTCTATCAGCCACGTTATCATTAAATATAAAAAGAGTTTTGTTGTAGGAAGGGTCGCTGATCATATTGGAAAAATTGGTGGCGGAATCGTCGGGAACGAAGATGTGGGGGATAATATTAATTTGTGACGGTGCCGCTGCTGCTGCTCCTGCTGCTGCTGCTGGTGCCGCTGCTGCTGCTCCTGCTGCTGCTGCTGGTGCCGCTGCTGCTGCTCCTGCTGCTGCTCCTGCTGCTGCTCCTCCTGCTGCTGATTGTGCTTCACTAGCTGCTTCTTGTGCTTCACTAGCTGCTGCTTGTGCTTCACTAGCTGCTGTTGTGATTAAATCTGTAAATTCTGGTATATTAAATAGTACCTGTAGTAAGGCATTATAAAAGCACGTATTTCCTACGCTATTGCTTATTGCTACTGGAGGCTTATCTGTCTGCTCTGCTCGTAAAGGTCTTTTGTATATTACATTTGATACCGTGTTTTTTGGGAGGTCATCGATTTGGTCCTGGGACCGAGTTTCGAGCGTGTTGTCATTAATATAATACCATATTCCTTTGTGATATATGTAAGCGATAAAGTGTCCATCTCCAGCAGCACCACCACCACTTATATGTCGAATAATTGCAAATTTATCGTAATCAACTCCGTCACTTTTAAAAGTCTGGGCTGTAGTAAGATTAACTTCATCGTTCCTGTATTTTTGTGGGGGGGCTGTGGGCTGGTCGGGGTTGAACTTGTGGAGCTTAATGTTGATAAATGCGTAATTTTTGTCTGGCGTATATGTCACTTTTGTATAATATTTTTTGCGTCCATCACACACTCTGGCGGCGTCGGTTACGTGCTCCCATTTTCCTACTAATACTTCTTCAACAGTGTTAAACTCTGGGGCGGGCGCCGTCATGGCTAGTTGGACTACCTCCTTCTGCGTCCAAAAATCTGATTGTTGCCGCAAAACTTGCACGTCCTCAGCACAGTGACCAAAAATTTTTTCTTTTATACCAAAAATATTGTTAACTTGTGCGGAATACACATCTGTATATTTTAGTATAATTTTTGAAAATAATTCGTGTGCGTCTTCCTGATTTCCCACCGCAAGTTTGCACGCCTGTATTATTTCTGCTATCCTGCGCTTGTCGGCGGCGGAAGAAAAGTTGGCGGCGTTACCACTCTGTCTGTTGGTATTGTTATATATATCGTATAGTGCTTTTATATTTTTAAAAAAAGTCTTATCACCGTTTAAAGAAGGTGCTGCTGCTGGTGGTGCTTCGTGACGGCGAGGCGGAGCTGGGGCGGGCGGTTGGACGACGCGACGCCGTTCACGCGTGGGGGCCAAGGTGCGTTCACCCGCTGCTGCTGCTGTTGCTGCTCTTTCTGCTGCTGATGCTGGTGCTGCTGCTGGTGCTGGTGCTGGTGCTGGTGCTGCTGCTGGTGCTGGTGCTGGTGCTGCTGCTCTTTCTGCTGCTGATGCTGGTGCTGGTGCGCGCAGGCTGAAGGCCGGGTTACCGGCGGTTTGCCTGGCTAGTCCACCCAACTCTTTGCCTCTTCCTGCTTGTGACACGATCGTCCTTGGCGGCAGCTTGTACTGGGCTTTTGTCATGGCTATGCCCACGCTGGGCGACCCGGCCTCGTGGACACGCCGGGGCACTTTCAATTGTTCTTCCGGGATTCCCGTTGTTAAGCTTAATTTTTCACGGTCATCCATTAACCATATTTTTACAATATTTTCAAATATAGCATTATAGTTTTTGCGTTGAGCGTGAGTCGTTGTTTCGGGAATGTACTTATTACTGAGTGCAGTTACGAGCGGTCCTATACTAGTGTTTGCGGATACTATCCTAGAAAGGCCCACGGTCGGGTCCTCGAAGAGCTTGAAGAATTCGGGGTCAAAATTCTGGGCGGCGCTGGAGAGGAAGGCAAAGTGAACTGCCCCAAAACCTTCCCACAGAGCCAATCTAAGAGATTTAGTTTTTTCGGTCTCTTGGGCCATAATATATATATATATATCCTAATACATTATTCTAAATATTGAATAACTTAACAAAAATAAATAGTGCAAACATTTAAAGAGAGAATTAAAGTATATGTAATGAACATAACAAACCATCGTATCGTAACGTTTTTTAAGGAGCATCCAAATTTAGATGCGGAAACTATATTTCTGCGATTTATTGATATTATGGAGAATCTACAAGATAATATGAATAATACGATGAACAATACAATGGTTGTTGATATACTTGATAAACTAAAACAGATGAATACGAAAATAGATAGCGTATCTTCTAGTGTTAATAAGATTACCCAAGATACACAAGACCAGTTTACTCTTAAGATGACTGAATTAAAAAAGGACTATATCGCCGAAATGAATATGGTGCTAACGTGCAATGTTTCAGATAAGATTGCGCCTCTACTAAAAGAACAAAACGAGGCCCTCTTTCATAAAACAAATGCGATGATTAAAGAGGTTATTCCTAATAATGAGTCTTTGGTTACGAAGGGCATTGAGAATATGGTGAAAGGTTTCCAGGCGAATGTGAACAAAGAAACACAAGATTTACTTTCTAAAACAATCGATCGGGAAACATTCGGGAAATATATGGGTGAGTTCAATCAGCAGATTAGCGGGGTGATGTCTCATTCACAGAATCTTTTGAATGAGGCTATATCGCGTTCTGGAGAGAAACTAGAGAATAAAATTAGTAATATACAAGAAATTTCAACAAATAGCAATCATAATACGGTCTCACTACATAACTCTGTAGGAGACCTTCTGAAGAAATTCGAAAACTCGAGCGCCAAGGGTAAAATGTCGGAGAACCTGATTATAAATATAATGGAATCATTATATCCAGCGGCTCAGATAGAATCGGTGGGACAAACCAAGGAGACGGGCGACATCATTTTGGTGCGTTCGCACAAACCAAAGATTCTTATAGAAAATAAGCTATGGAATAGGAGCGTGGTTCAGGCGGAAGTGGTGAAGTTTATTAGAGACGTAGAGACACAAAATTGTTGCGGTGTGTTTCTCTCACAGGGAGGAAAAATTACAACAAAGGAGAATTTTGAGATTAATATTCATAATGGGAACGTCTTAGTATATGTGCACGATGTGAACAACGACCCTGATAAGATTAAGTTGGCTGTGGATATTGTGGACCATCTTAAGTGTAAATTAGACGAGTTTTCTACGGTGGGTGATGTGGATAATATTTCAAAAGAGATGTTAGACAATATTAATATGGAATACCAGAATTTTATGATGAGCAAAACTTCTCTTATCAAAATAACAAAGGAATTCAATAAGAAGCTGCTGAAACAAATCGACGAGATAAAGCTTCCGGTGCTTGACGATTATTTATCATCGAAATATGCGTTTTCTTCCAATAAATTTGTATGTGAATATTGTAATTTTGTCGGTAAAAATCAACAATCCAAATCGGCACATCTTCGTGGTTGTGGAGAGCGTAAAAGAATTATGGCAGAAAAAGGTGGAGGGAAGGAACAGGTGATTGTATGCGATACCTAATATAGAATGAGTATATAGAATGAGTATATAGAATGAGTATATAGAATGAGTATATAAGTATAAATATAAAATGTAAATATAGTTTATATGAATAAGAAGAGTAGAGGGGGTGAGATCCCGATAGTATATAAAATAGTTTTTATGGGTGACAGTGGGGTGGGTAAGACATCTCTCGCCACGCGTATCGCTTGCGACACATACAACTCTCACGGTGACGCGACAATTGGTGCAAGTTATTTTTCAAAATTCATAGAAAAAAACAACAGAAAATATAGCTTTAATATATGGGATACTGCGGGGCAGGAAAAATATCGGTGCTTGGTCCCGTTATATTATAATAATGCAGATGCAGCAATAATAGTATATGATATAACGAATAATATAAGCTTTTCTGAAGCAAAGAAGCGGGTATCTGAATTGCGAAAAGAGACTTCCATATCAGTAATACTATTTATTGGTAATAAAAGCGACTTGGAAGATAAGCGACAAGTTTCTATGAAGGAGGCGACAGAATATTGTGAAGAAGCTGATATTCTATTCGATGAAACATCTGCGAAATTAGACGTAAATGTTAAGAATATACTTAATAATATATTAGATAAGCTCCCTTCGCAACCAGAATACACAGATGAATTGGTTTCGATTCTACCTTCGGATAATCTTGGACAAAGATATTGTTGTTATTAAATATATTAAATGGGATTTGCTAAAAAGATTGTAATCGTATGTTTAATTTCTGGTATTGTAAAGCTTATAATGGAAATAGAAATATAATATAATAAAATATAATATATAATGGACAGTAAACATTTAGCTATTATTGGTGTTATTTCAGGTATTATTTTAATGTTGTTGGCCGGCCATAATATCTCAGACGGAGACAAGGATTTTTGGGTAGTTCTAGAGATGCTTTCGGGTATAGGATTATTTGTATCAAGTATTACAAAAATAAACTAGTTTAATGTATAATACATATTATAAATATGTATTATAAATATAATGGAAAAACAAGAGCGCCCGTGGAGCTTTTATATAATTTATAATAATAAGTGCACATATGCTGGTGTGTCGCCGGACCCCGTTAGACGACTGCGACAACACAATAGTGAAATAAAAGGTGGGGCAAAATATACTACATCAAAGGGTCCGGGATGGAAACACTTTTGTCTTGTTTCCGGGTTTCAGGATAAAATCCAAGCTATGCAGTTTGAGTGGGCGGTGAAACACGTTCCGCCGAGAAATGCTGGCGGGATATATAATAGAATACATAAATTGCACCAGGTGCTGTGTAAAGAAAAGTGGACTTCGAAAGCTCCTCTTGCAAGTGGTGTGCCTCTATGCGTGGAGTGGTGCGAACCAAACCCGTGTTTGGATATGTCGCTTCCGGAGTATGTTACCGCTTAATAATTACCGGCCTTTTCCGGTAGACGCGTCTGCTTTCGTTTTATTTATTGGCGATTTAATAGGAGTATATGGTAATTCCACTTTAATCATCGTCGTCTCGTGTAATAATTGCGGGCTTGGCTTTAGTTTTTTTATTTTAGAAGACGTAAATAAATTGGTGTATATATCCATACATATGTTATGATAAAATATTTAATATCTTTTAATTAAATATTGCAGAAAATTAGTATTTATATAGATGACTTACTATTATGGAGCAGTGCCAATCACTATTATTTAGATTAAGTATCTGTCCGCGGTCATCATATAATTTAATGTGTAGCCGGGTAATAGATACCGGACGGAAATAGTTGCGACCGTTCGGATGTAATAGAGAGCCTCCCCATATTAATAAAGGGTCGGTTGGATGTGTTACGGGAATAATTGCGAAGGAGTTCGTGATAGCGGGGTTAGGGACGTTATAGTTTTTTTCCTTCTGTGTTTCTAATATTGAGCTTATTGTAGTTAGTTGACTGTTGGTTAATGTGCGCGAAAAATTAGGATTTTTTTGTATAGAAGGATACATAGGTCTGTTTGGGTTTGAAACACATTGGAGTTCGTCGTGTGCGGCGGCGGCATAATAATTCGGCATAGAGACCTTTTCCTGTAATGACGCCGACATAACAATTGTTTTATTCATATGATTTTTATTAAAATCGTCGACGGCTAATACTAAATATTGGGAACCATTTATATCGAGAGGAGTATCTGCCACAGCAAGCGCAGCAGCTCCACCACTTGCGTCCAACGCAATATAGGACTCGTTGTCCTCATTTATTTTAACCGTTGTGCGAAAACCCATATACCACCCTAAATTATTATTCTTATATGTTGTATTTACGCAAGTTATTGATTTACCACACGAGAATCCTCCCGGTTTAAAGAAAATAATACGTAGGGCCTTTTCTGTTTTATTTGTAATTGTGACATACTTTGACCCGTCCTCTATAGTAATGTCTATACAATTCCCAAACTTCTTATTTAATTGCTCAAGGAAAGTCTCCCGGGTATATGTCCCGTCGGCAATATGGTCACAGCAGCTGAATGAACTTGGGAGCATATCGGAGAAACTACTATCACATACACCACACGAAGGGTCTACGTCACCTGAAAAGTCTATGGTTTCTATTTGTAAACTAGTATTTCCTTGTTTCTGTGAGAACGTATCCCACGTGCTAGGAATGCTAATCGTATTTAACTTAATAGAAACTACGTTGGTTAACGTTGATTCTAGTTCTACAATAAAATCTGTAGTGCTTGAACCGAGGTCTTTCCTATGGCGGGTATCTATTAGGACAAGTCGCTGTAAAATTTGTTTGTCGATCTGCCCCATATCGTCTAAAAGAATAGAAACAGGCTTTGACTTACGTATATTTTGGTCTTTTGATTCTTTAAAAAAACTAGCTGCACCCTCAATATTTTTTATGCAGGTTTCCTTCTCTGGGGTTGATAAATTAGCGGCGTTGTTAATTTTTTCTTCGAGACTCTGTGCTGCTTGGTCGGCGGCTGAGGCGTGTGCGTCTGGTGATATTCCTAGAACATCGGCGGCAACTTGTATTGTCCATTCTTCGAGGTTTATCACTTCTGTGGGCTTTTCTGGGTCTTCCTTATCGCAATAATGGTCGGGCATTTATATATATATCAATAACTTATTTAAGCTGTTGCGTCAAGATGAAATATTTCTTTCATTGCCGTAATAAAGTCAATATGTGAGTTTTTACTGATCCATTGTGGAACCACTTTAATCCCCTGTCCGCGTTTAAGGTGCCGACTCCCCTTGAATACCAAGACATCTAGGATTCTGATTGTTTTCTTTTGTTCTTTTGTTAGCTGTTTACGAGAGACCCTGTGGACGCTTTTATACGTATATCGATTGTAGTTTCCATCACTATAAATTTTATGATACTTTCCAATAACAATACGGTTTTTTACTAGACCTATTCCTTGTATTTTATTCTTATCATTATTCATCTCTAATACAAACATTTGTGCATTTGGCATATAGGAATCAGATACTCGGACGGGGGTGCCGTACACACATCCCGACCAGTCGTTCTTTTCGCGCCATTTACAATTCTCGGCCCACGTTGCGGTGTTAAACCTTGTTGTAGCTAGATAAAACATTTATATGGATATTATAATGGTTACTTAAATATTCAATTTTATAGATAATTATTGCACATTCCAAGATATATATTTTTTACCTACTCCGTCGAATAATATAAGATTTCCCATATTTCCGAAAATATGTATTAGCATATGCCATTTGCTGGCCAAATCAAAGTTGGGATTTTTTCGACGACCATAACTCCTGGCGTTTATATAGCACAATATACAAGCGATGGCGGAAGCAGTATACATTGTGCGTGCGATGAGTGGTAAATCTTGCGCAGTAACTAAAAGTTGGTAAGAAATAAACCCGTTTGCACATACCATATCGGTTTTTCGGCGGAATCCGTCAACAGGATTTGACCAATATAATAAGGATGTTAAAAGAACAATGATTGATCTCGCCAATCCAAAATATAGCTCGTTATGCCACGCAGAATATACAGAGATAATTGTCGTTGATGAACTCCAGAAAAGACGAGAACTGTATTCTGGATTTTGTGAGACTTGATTTTTCATACAACACTTATAGAAGTGTATAAGCAAACTTTTATATTACTTGCGTTTATAGAATAAATCGAGATGATTAATTGTTGTATATAGCCTTTATTGCGAATTATTATATTTTTCGTTAGTATAAACTGTCGAAATAATTTATTAATATATGTTAATGAATTATACTTATATGACCATTATAATAATTTTAATTATATCTTGCATAGCAATATTTTTGTATCACTATAATCGAAAACCACAATATAAAGGTAGGGGATATTGCGATATTACTGCTGAATATGTTATGCCTCAAATATATGAGAATTTTGTTACAAATGATGAGATAAATCATTTAATAAATTCTGCAACACCCAAGTTTATTGATAGCACAGTTCTTCACCCCGAAGGACCGAGTCAGGATGATGGTCGTAAAAGTAAAACTGCGTGGTTACCCAAAACCGATCCTGTTATTTACAATATTATCAAGCGAGTTTGTGACATTGTAAAAATTCCTGTTGAAAATGCCGAAGAAATGCAAATTGTTAAATATGACCCCTCCGGGTTTTACAATGAACATTTTGATTCTTCGTGTGAAGATAACAAAGAGAGTGTTGAATTTGAAAAATTCGGTGGTCAGCGACCGGTTACTATGATTATCTACTTGAATGATGATTTTACGGGAGGGTTTACATCATTTCCAAAATTAAAACAGGAATTTCAACCAAAAAAAGGGAATGCATTACTTTTCTATTCATTGCAAAAACACGGTAATAAGGGACATCCTCTTTCTTTGCACGCGGGAATGCCTGTTCTAACTGGACAAAAATATATTGCGAATATTTGGTTGCGGGAAAAACCATATAAAAATATTATTACTTAATTATTGGTTACATTCATACGGTTTTTTATGATAAGCTTGAATATTCTTTATATCCAGTTCGTCAAAGCCGAAATACTTGGCAATACTAGAATCATTTATATCTTTTGGGAAATCATCTAATTGGGTAATATCCGGAATGAATTCAAACGCATATTTCTCGAGATATTTCATTCTATATCTGGCGGACTCAAATAAATATAGTGCGGTCTTCGTAGACAAGAAGTCTTTTATTTCCCGCAATTCTTTTATATTTCTCTCTACAACTATATAATTATCCCTATTTGATATACCAAAATCCCCTTCCTCATCCAGATACGGGAACCCATACATCTTATGAGCCAAAACCAACTTTGTCTGACCCGAATATACTTGCCGTATATTACTATAGTTTACTACTAGTTTAGGTCTTAGCTTATCCAAAATGCACGTTTTTATGTTTTTATATGGATGCGTTTTTGAAGGAGATGTCGAAAACAAAGATTTTTTTGAAGGCATATTCGTTTTGATTACTTTTATATTTCCCGCCTTTTTCACGAAAGATTGAAGTTTATTAATAATGGATGATGCAAACAGCGGGATTGCATCGCCCTCTTTAAACGCGTAATTAACATACATTTGCTTTTGGTTATCATACAACGCTATACTATGATCCGTTGGTTTTTTCTCAAGGGTAAAATAGCACGTGGGGGTTTGGGCCTCCTTGTTGAAATACTTGTTTGTTTCTGTATTGGTTAGGCAACAAAGCTTGTGTATTTTGAACTGGGTTAGGTAGTGATATGTCTTTTCTCTATCAGGCTTCATCCAGATGGAAGGTATAATAAAAAGTAGATGTCCGTTTTGTTTCAAGAGAGAAATAGACTTTTTAATAAAATCAATCCAAATGGTTCTTCCATCTTGGGTCTTTTTTTTAAGTTTATTGGTGGGCACCTTTTTAATCCCGTTAAAATTATATGGAGGGTTTCCTATAATATAATCAAGTGGAGGTAATTTAAAATCCGATAGAAAATCTTGATGATAAATATTGGCGTCTTCTCCAAAAAGTGTTTGTAATTTGGTTATGTTTTCGTGTCTAATTTCTACCATATAAATCATATTTTGGATGATATGATTGTGCCTTTTTATTGCATTGGGAAATTTCTTCTCTAACCCTGTATTAAGCTTGTGGTAGAGAAACATACTAAAAAATCCTGTGCCGGCACCGGCGTCCAACCATTTTTTATTTGGATCACTAAATAGCTCGTCGTTAAATAGTGAAAACATCTTTTCTATTAATGAAAAAGGTGTGAATATCTCTCCATATTGTTGTTTCATCTCTGGATTTACTTGTAAATTTTGTGAATATGTTTTAATATCTACTGTTTGAATGGACATACTATTACATTAAAGTAAATAATTGGAGATTTACGTTAATGTTTTACGTCTTGTAGGTTAGACTTCTGGTTTTATTTTCCTACTTTTGAAAAAATAAATAATACAAACAGAGCAAATATTATTCCCATCACGAATTGAAATTTAATCCAGACATCACTGATTTTTTGAAGTCTTCGAATATTAGCATTATCTGATGACGCCATTTTTTTATTAGCATAATTGGCAACGAGAGCTACAACAATAAGTATAATTATACCAATAGGATTTGCTTCCATATATATATATATATATATATATATATATTATCTTTAAAATGCCTACTCAGGAGAATGTTCTCATTCGTTTTTTAGTTTAAGCCTTCGTCGTGTTAGTTGACCTGATTTTATTTTCGTGTTAGTTCGCGAACTCTGGTGGGATTTTTGCCTCATTATATCCAGATTATTTTTTTTTGCTAATTTTAATAGGGTGGTGCTACGTTTAATAATATTATCGATGACCTTCTTATAAAAAGGGCGAAATTTCCCCCTATTTTTTTTCATTTCGTCTATTGTAAACCAAGCAATCTCTGATTTCTCGAATAATCCATTTTTGCCAATTTTATCGGGTATTTTTTTTTTGATAAAATGATGATGGTTGTTAAAGTATATAGGCAGATTTTCATCGTATTCTGTTACAAATACGTATGTTTTAAGACTCTCTGTGTCTATTACGCCAATCATATTTTTTTTTACTCGGTCACGAAGAATACTGTGACAACCCAAAAACCCGTCCAGTTCTTCACACCCTTCGCGAATTGCTGTTTCAAATTGTGTCTCGTTACCCTCTCGTCCGCCGCCAAAATCACCCCATTTACTATCTTCTACCTCTCTACCAAAGAGAAATTTTAATTTCCCGTTAACTATAGCGACCGGTAATATTCCTCCTCCCATATGTGTTAAGAACATATATTTATTATCTTGAAATAATATATTATGTCTGATAAAAAACAGTTTGTTACCTCAAGAAATCCTCTTAATAAATTGAAAAGGTATTATAATCCAAGGAAATTGAGTTTAGGCACACGGCTGGAGATTAGAAGAAAGAAATGTCTAATTCGACAGGCTAAAATATTAGTAAAAGAGGGTATGAGAACACCCACACCTGCGTCGATTACCGACAGCCACGAAAGCACGATAATGCTGGATGGCCTAACGCATATATTGGAGAGCTGTTCCGAGACAGAAGATGATTACACGGATTCATCTGATTACACAGAAAATGTTGACGCAGAGGATGACGCAGAGGATGACGCAGAGGATGACGCAGAGGATGACGCAGAGGATGATGTGAGTCGCGAATCTTCTATTGAAATGGAAGAAGCGAGGCTTCTTGTTGATGAAGAGGCAGAATTAATAGAAGAGTAATAAAAATATTTGTTATAGGTCTTTATTTTAGGTGCGTTATTTAAAGCTTTCTTTCTGAAAAAAAAAAACAAAAAAACCCCCCTTTATAGGTTTTTTTTGTTTTTTAAATTTTTATAGGTTTTTGTTTTTTTAAATTTTTATAAGTTTTCTGTTTTTTAAATTTTTATAGGTTTTCTGTTTTTCCTTTTAGACCATCTCATCCTCCTCATCATCGAATGCGTCAGCACCCCCACCACCCCAAGCACTCTCATCCACCGGCGCAGCCGCCGCGCCACCCCCCCACTCGCAGAACTCATCATCAGATTCCTCCGCGATGACCGGCTTCACCACCGCAGCCTTCTTCGTCTCGATGCCGCTGCCAATCATCTGGGTGAACTCGATGTTTCCCATAAGGAAGACGATGAACTCCTCCAGCGTCGAGCTCGCCTGCGAGAGGCCACGCTCGCGAAGAACCACGGAGAAGTATTGGAAGTGCTCGTGGTTCGCGTTGATTGCCTTCTGGTTGTCTGTGAGATACCACTTCGCCTGCGTGGACACCTCGACGCGAGACCGAGCGTTAGCGTTGCGGAAGATGCCGCGCATCATCTTGGAGTGCTCGAGCATCTCCTCGCGCCTCGTCTTGAAGATGTTTTGGTAGGTGGTCTGGCGACTGCCCTTTCCCAACGCCCGCCTGCCCTTCGCAATAGCCCGGTTCACGTTAGCGGTGATCTGACTGCTCCAGCGACTCATCGTGTATTAGGTTGTTGTTGTTAGTTTGTTGTTAGTTTGTTGTTATTGTAATTCCGTACTGTATGCCTAAATCAAAAAAAACATTTCAATTTTTTTTCATTTTTTTCGTTTTTTTCGTTTTTTTCGTTTTTTTCGTTTTTCGAACTCAGTGCATCCCTCCAAACATTAGGTGTGATATATGTTCAATGCGGGCATGTGTTTCCGGTTGTAATTCAATTAATACCATAATTAGAGGTGTGTACTCATTCGTTGTGTTTGGTCTAAACTTCGAGTATAACATTCCTGCAAATGATGGGAAGGCTAGAACCAATTTTCTAATATAAAAATATGCGATTACTATAACAAATATTTCAAAAATTAATCTAATAATACTAATCGTCAACCCACCTGCATCGGGCTCTTGGGTATGCATATCTTTTCGTTGTTTGTGTCCAATGATATCATTAAATGTATAATAAAATTTATTAATACAGTAACTGACAATAATTGTTAACACTACAGAAATAGCAGTATATTGAAACATTTCTAAAATTTTTAACCTCCGGATTTTGTCAACAGAAAAAAGCTTGTCTAATAACTTAGAGTTCATTATATATATATATATATATATATATAAATATATATATATATATATATATATATAAATATATATATAAATATATATAATTTACCAACTATTTGCAAATTGCTTCCACTCATTCAGTTGCTCTGACTCGCTCATAAGGTCTTTATCTGGCGAGATCTTATGAATATCCTCATCATTTGGATCGGGTGTCTCATATACCAACCCGCTGCGATGCGAACGGGCGACCTTGTTCATTTCAATAAAATGCAATACTTGCATAGAGTTCCCCATTTATATTTCTCTTTATAAAAATTAGAAAGAATCAATTTTTCGAATAACGAATATAAAATTGATACGACTATATGTCAAATTTATATTAATAAATGTTTTCTAAAACTACAGAACTATCGTTTCGACGCTTTGAAAAACTTGCAAATAGGGCGGGTTTCATCATTCTTATTTATATCGCATTTACCCTCTCAGCATCCGTAGTCAAAGAACTACAGTATTATGATATTTATGCGGTTATGTATAAATATGCTATGCATATGGTATCATTCTTCATATATATTCTCGCAGCTTCTATATTTGCGCTTATGAGTGCCGGATTTATATTTGAAGATAACGAATTAATTGATATAAGTTTATGTTGTCTAGTGGATTGGATGCTTATATATTGGTGGCTTTCATATGTAGGCTGTTTATGAAATAACGCAACCTTCTTTAATGTCTCCTAGGTGCAATCGGAATTCCTTCTTCCATTTATCTATTCGACTGATGGGAATATTATTATTGGGGGCCTGCGATGTGTGTGCAGAAGGCTTTTTATACATCAATAAATCATCACGTTTTTTCACACCAACACAAATATTGTCTTCTATCACGAATTTCTGCCATATTTCATCCCACATAGGCTGTAATATATCGAATGGCGCTATATCAATTGGATAGTTTTCATTTAGGTCAATCTCATCGTAAAAAACTTTGCATTTATCAGCGAAACGTTTACCGGTGTCATAAGAGATGACTCTGTCATTTTTATATCTTGTTCCCAGTATTATCATCGGAATTTTAACGTGGCGGTTTGACAAATTAAAATCATCTATCCATCGCGGCAAGTTCGCAAAGGAGTCTGGATTAGAGGTATCATACATTAATATTGCCGCAGCGACGCCGCCATAATAAGACCGCGTAATACTTCTAAATCTGGGGTCACCGGATGTATCCCAAAAATGCACCTTTATATTTTTTCCGGTTGGGGACGCGATTAACCGTGCATTAAAATCCACACCTATTGTTTGACGACGATATTGATAGTCTTCTTTAAGAATATACTTGTTTAGAAAATTAGTTTTTCCAGTGGAACTATCGCCGAAAAGAACAACCTTATATAAATACTCGTGGCTCATTATATTATCATATTTTAAGAAAATTATTTTACCCATTTATCTTATCCGTCTCGTTTATCTTATCCGCCGAGTCAAGCAACATCATCGCCATCGCGGCATAATTATGTAGGTCAATTAAGGTATCGCGGATTTTTTCATCGGAAACAAGTGTAATTTTATTTGTCTCAATTGTCTGGAGTCGCTTTATTTTATCCCCTATACGAACAAGAACACCAATCGCCCCATATTCAGAGAACGCATCGCCGTAATCTGCGTTTTTCCTTTCAAAAAGCTCTAGAGCTTCCTTCTGTATGTTTCTATATGTTTCTGACCATTCGGACATTATTATATATCATTATAATCTATTTAACACATTTCATTATAAATAATGATATTAATTACAGGAGCTGCAGTTACCCAGCTTACTTGCGTAATATTTACTATTCATACTATACTTGTTTTTGGAAAAATTAATGAGGTCTTTCATAATGTAATTTGGCTTATACGCTGGACACGCCGGAGATGTAAAATGTCTCGACCGGTCATACGTATATTTCATATGTGCTGGGATTCCGTTGTTTACCGGAAGATATTTATCCTTATTACAGCACGGCTTCTCATATGTGTAAGGTATGTTTGTTTTTACACAGCAGGGTAACGGATATACATACGGGGCTTCATTTGGACAAGTATATTTGTATTGTTTTTTACAGCCACAAAATAATGGGGTATTGCAATCCTTATTTGGTATAATATACACCGGAGGGTCATTTGGACACTTAAATGTATAATTTTTATTACACCCAAAATGCATTGTCTTATAACGATATGTCATTATATACAAACATAATATAATTTATTCAAGGGGGCGTGTAGCAATTACAGTTCACTCCGCAATTTCCGACACCAGAGCAGGGAGGACACGGGTCGATTTTTCCGCCGCCCGCATCGGCGTATTGACAATTTTGAATACTTCCAACAACACCATATATACGTGCGTCGGCATTGGTGTTTTTGAGTTTGACTACTGTGCTCCCGTCACAACAATCCTCCAATATAATATTTCCGCAATTAATTATATTACAACTGTTATCCAACCTTGCGCCACATTTAATGTAGATAATACCGGCGTTATATATATTTCCTTTATTCGTAAATTCGGTGTCTTTGGGAATAATAAGCATTGCACCATCGTCAATGCACATATTCCAATCTGTATTAAGGGTCAGTTTCCCCACCGCCGTATATTTTCCACTACCTTTATTTCCCGAACACGGTAGTTTAATATATTTTTCGCCACTGATGTGTTTCGCGATCGGCACTTCACCAAATGGATATTCGTTAAACGCATCACCCTTTTCATTACTCCAATTATAATCACCCCAAGTCGTCTTTCCGCAAGATATTTGTTTTTCCATCTCGCGGAAGTCAGTATCAGGCTTCGGACAACAATCTCCGCAAGGATTGCACGGGAGGATTGGGGGAGGACACGCTGGAGGAGGCGGAACATCACAAGTGTAGTCTTTGCACTTTACACAGTCCGCGTCAATAATATTATAAGTCCTCTGTTTATTGCCTCTATAAGGCGTTTGGATGTCTTCAGCGGGTTTGGTGAGCATATATCCTTTCTTTTTCGCAAGATAACGTGCGTAAGAATTATGTTTCACGTCGACACCTTTTCCACCCGGATTCATCGCGCCCGGTCTTAGTGCAGTTTTGGTTCTCTTTGTCGAATTTCCACCGGTTGGAACGTTAAATTTTCCAATACTTGGAGAAAAACGGTCACTAGATTGATTCTGTTTCAAGTTAAGTTGTGGGGTGGTGGGGGGATTCGTGTCCCACCTAAGTTTTCCGGCAGCATCTCTATTATCAAATACCGCGATAGCTACCCGATTCATCGTAAACAACGAGGACGAAACGCGGACTTGATTCCAAATTCTTTTTTGCTGAATCTCTCTAAATGATTCTTTGCACGAGTCACACCCGCCACCAACCGCTGAGCAAGAAGGACCGCAGCAAGCGTATTTCCGACACGGTTTGTCTCGACATTCGGTTGTGACGCAGTTAGATGCCCCGAAACAATTTCTACTTCTTGTATAGCAATTGCCGGAGCTGTTCGATTTATAAAACATATTCATCGCACACATAGGATTATTCGGTTCGTTGCAATTTGAGCAGTGTGCCATTATATAATAATAATAAGATAAAATTGATTAATAATTTTATTTTATTTTTTCATACATATGCAGTGTAAATTTTGTAATCGTGAGTATAAAATTAAAACATATTATAACCGACACGTAATCACGTGTGAACTTCTATCGAAAACTTCGAAGGAGATAAGGGACGATCAAGAATGTTCTGCGGATACGCCGGATATCCGTAGTTTATATGATATTGTATTGGAAATGAATAAGCAGATTCAGGATTTGCGTAAGAAGGTGATCGTGTTAGAAAAGGAAAAGAAGGCGAAACACAAGAAAATCAATATTCTAGATTGGCTCAATTCTCAACCACCGCCGCCGACCACGTGGAAATTGTGGACGGACTCTATTGAAGTTACTAGGCAGAATTTGTTGGAGACTTTCAAAGCCGATATGGTGAGTGGAATATTTTCGCGAATTGAAGAAAAATACGACGAAGATAAATGCGATAAGCTGCCTCTGCGGGCATTTGAACAGAAGCCAAATATATTTTATGTATATCAAGAAGATGAGTGGATCGCCATAAATCAAAAGGTATTCCAGAAAAATATATCCCATTTGCATAAAAAATATATGATGGAGTTTATTAAATGGCGAACTGATGCGGAGAAAGAACTTGGTTCGGACGCATTCACCGAACAGTTTACCGAGAATATTCATAAATTAACGAAAGACCCGATTGACCAGGTGGGTAAAAAAGTTATGAGCAAGTTGCATAATAAGATTAAGATTAATATTAAACATATGATTCATTATGAGTTTGAATAATATGTTTAATTATGTATATTATTTTTTACCGGAAGCTCTTCGGATACCTCTATAGTAGTATATTGTGATACATATTATACAAATTGCGAACACAACCGATAATATTTTAGAAATGTGTTTATCATCTGCGTGTTCTTTCGTATCTGTCGTATTATACATCGCTTGTGAGACTATTAATATGTAAAATGATATACACATAATAGAAATGCCGGCAGCAGCCATTGCTAGCTGCTTTATTTTTTGGGAGTCTTTCTTTTTAATCGCAGAAAATAACCCCGCCCCTATATTGGGAAGTCTGAGCAATGATTCACTTACGAATAAAGCACCTGTTCCTGTGCTTAGACTATTTGTCGCTATGGATTTTTTAGAATAAACGCTATAAAACTCTGGAAACATCGCTACAAATCCGGTTGCTGTAGCAAGATATTGGAGATTTTCGAATAAGTCTCCCATTTATAATACTGGAATATTAAATAATTATTTTTATATTTTAGCTAATCCATTTATTAGGTATGCGATGGCAGATACAAATGCTAATGTAAATATTGTTGCGAGAACCTGTGCTATTTTTTTATCTTCTCTTTCCTTTTCGGTTGTTTCTTGTTTATATAATGCCATTAATACCAATGTAATGTAAAATGTTACTGTAACGAATGTGCTACCAAGAGATATTAGCGTGAATCTCCGAATACTCTCTTTATTTTTTGATTTTATTGCCGTAATAAGACCTCTAAAGATGTTGGGTAATCTTCCTAAACCTGCAAATACTAACAACCCCGTGCTAAATATCGACAAACTATTAAGCGGGTTTGATAAACCTGTCTCGTGTCTAGATTCAACATTTTTATAAATTGCGGGTACTCCTGATGTGAATGATACCATCGTCCCCAACATATGCATATATTCGATGAGCTGCATTTATAAATAGGCAATATTAAAATGTTTTCCTGTCGCATTAACCATAATCATTGTATATATCGATATATGAGGATGCACAAACACACCCCATATAATATATTGTCGGTCTCACCGCCGCCACCATACCGAAGTCTTTTGCTACACGAGTGATAAGGACAATCTCCTATACAGCATACGCAAATTTTAGCAATGCACATAACGCATATTAATAGTAAGATAATATATATATTTTTTGCATATATGCTTCCCATCAGTAGGGTTATCGCGTAGAAAACGTGGGTAACGAATAACATATCCTTATAATCGAAATACAGACTTATTATAGCGACGAATTGAAGGGTTAATATAAATGTTATAAACGGTTTTTCAAATGTATTTAATTGTTGATGCGTTAATATAAGCGAACACGCAGTCGCCATTCCCAAAAACAGGGATAATAGAACGTAATTCATATATTATAGTAAGATTATATCGGTTTAATTGCGTATATGAAATTATTATATGCAACTATATATATAATGGCAAAACACAGGAAATCGCGTGCACACAGGCGTTCTACTCGCAGACATTCTTTAGGGCGGGGTAAAAAAACAAAAACTACGGCCGCCGCCACTCGTAGAAAGAACGCGACGAGACAGCGTCGCGCTCGCGCGTCAGTTCACCGCGCGAATGCTGCAATTCGCCGCGCACAAGAAAGAGAGACGATGCGCAGACTAGACCAAATGCGGCGGGACCGGCATATCCACGGTTCTCGGGCACATCAGAAATGGGATGAAGCGAGGTACGAAATGGAAGATTACTTAGGATATTAATTATATAATAAACTCATTATATAATGAATTTATACCGACGATTGTCTTTTGAGTCGTTGCCCTCCTTCCTCTCATAGCTGCTTTGCGCTTTATTTTTAGGATCTAATGAAATTAAACTCTTACTACATTTTAGTTATAGATTTATTATCGAAAAGTAGTATAGATGGTTGTTTCAACAAAATACCGAGGTATCGCTACCCTTATTTTATTGGTGTTAGACGGCATTTGGATCAAAGCTTTTATGGGAAAGCAATACAATAAGCTAGTGCCCGCTATACAATCCAGTCCACTTCAGACGAATACTACTTCGGCTGTGTTAGCCTACGCATTAATGGTCATTGGACTTCATACCTTTGTTTTACCCAAATTAAGCACCGACAAACCTTCGGTCAGAGAATGCTTGATGAGCGGATTTGTTTTTGGTATAGTTGTCTATGGTATCTATGACTTTACCTGTGGTGCGGTCTTTAAAAAATGGGATTTCAAGCTCGCCACACTTGATATTTTATGGGGCGGCTTGGTTTACTTTTTAGCTTGTTATGTGCCTCAGTTTTTTTTATAAATTATCTTTTCAGTAAAAATGATTACCATACCCTAAGAAAAAAACCATCCTCACCGATGCATCCTTCTTGTGCTTCGATTGTGTCTGCTTTGTCTGCTTCGCTTGCGTCTGCTTCGCTTGTGGCTGCTTCCATCGTGTCGGATTCGCTTGTGGCTGATTCGCTTGTGGCTTCTTCCATCGTGTCGGATTCGCTTGTGGCTTCTTCCATCGTGTCGGATTCGCTTGTGGCTGATTCGCTTGTGTCTGCTTCGCTTGTGTCTGATTCGCTTGTGACTGATTCGCTTGTGACTGCTTCCATCGTGTCTGCTTCGCTTGTGGCTGATTCGCTTGTGGCTGATTCGCTTGTGGCTGCTTCCATCGTGGCTGATTCGCTTGTGGCTGATTCGCTTGTGGCTGCTTCGCTTGTGTCTGGGG